GAGAATGGTGATTTCTCATGGGGAGCTGTATCTTCACCCCCAGTGGTATTTCGGACAACTCTTCCGAAATGCACAGAAAAAAACCATGGTATGGAGACCGTGGTTGACTGGGGATTGGATTCGGAACTAGTAATTTGTCTTAGATACCAAAAACAAATGAAGTGGGTAAGTTCTGGATCTAGAAAACCCATTGAATTCTATTCTGCTGACAAACCTCCAACAAGAAAGGAATTTCTAGACTCTAAGAAACCCATTGAAGCTTTAACGCAAAAAGCATCGCCATCCTCCCAAGATTTTGTTGGTAAAGCAGGTAAAGAAATCTTAAAGGCTGCCGGAAGTGCAGTGGCACCTATTGCTTCAGATCCAGCTCTCAAAGCCGCAATGATCGCAGCAAATGCTCTCCCAGGCCAATTTAACGGGGCGGATATGCTTAGCAACCTTGCGAAGATTGCGATTGCAAACAACTCCAATCAGTCCATTGCCGCATTAACTTCACAGATAACCAACGCCATAAATAAAGGTGGTGTTATTGATGATGAATTGGCAGCGATTCTTCGTACTGCTGGAGGAGCGGGGGATGTACTTGCTAGGGGTATACGAAATAATACTCTTGACTCTGCTCTGCAAATCATAGGCAAGAACTCTTTCAACCAAGCGTTCAATGGCCTACCTTCTCAGGTGGCCGGAGTATATTCAGCATATATGGCCGGTGGAGCATTGGGTGCCATTGATAGTGCTGCAATTTTTGGTCTTTCCCAACTCCCTCCAGAGGTAGCACAATTCGTATCTCCTGTATGGGATATTGGTAAAGATGTCCTAAATGGTCAACCTCTCTCCATCAATAATATTATCGGTAGTGCCGTTGGGGCATTGGATCAATCCCTGCCAGATTCTATTAATCAGATTATCTCTACAGCAGGTGGGATTGGTGGTCTTACTGACTTAGTTTCTGGGGATATTTTAGGGAAACTTTCTGGCGGGGACTTGGGTGAGATTGCTCAGATGGTTACTAATTTTGCTAATCTACCGGGCATTCCTAACCTTGGTGGGTTACAGGGTGTACCACAATTAGCTACCTCAGCGCTCCAGTTAGTTGGGTTGGGTGGACAATTCACATCATTCTTAGGACCAGCAGGTTTAGGTCTGAGCGCATTTTCTGCTCTTACCGGTATTAATCCGGTCTCATCTATCCTTGGTGGGATTCCTGGTCTTGGGGGACTATTCGGTGGGGGTGGATTGGATTGCCCCTGTGATCCTAAATGCAGAAAAACAGAACATGGAGTAGATTCTGATGGTAATAGACTCCTTGATCCATGTGGGAGCGTTGTTGCTACTAGCAATAGTTCTTATTCTCCTAAAGGAGATCCTACAGATAACAATAACAATCCCTTATCAGAAATTCTTGATTTAATTCCAACAAAAGTAGGAGAAGATCTATGTTCTTCCGGCGGAAATCAATGGGATCTAACTCAATTAATTACTGGGGTTAAAAGACTCTCTGAGATGGCCGATAGAATAGAGGGCGCTAAACATGCCGATTGGCCGGAACTTTGGTCTGAATTAACATATACCTTTGAAGCAATAGAAAAGGCGTTTAAGCAAACGGACAATAATATTACAAAAGTAGAGTCCATCGAAAGAAAACTTATAGATGCTCAATATCGACTCATTAATAAGTTAATGGTAGGAAATACTTCTTTCTTCTCTCAGACACTTCTTAGTATTATTGAAACATCAAAGGCTATTAAAGATACATATAACTATGTAAAAAGACTCGATCATACAAAAGATGGCGGGAGGGTAGGTGTAGTCCCTACAGATAGCTTAGTCAACGTATTTAGAAACATAACTAAAATTGCGAAATTAAATTCTGCATCTAAAAAAGAAGCGTTATTTATTACAAATAATTTCCTTAAAACAGCACACTCAGAATGGAAAGATTTAGAACCGTCAAAGGACCTTATAGATCTAGCAGATTTTATTCTTGGATTAATACCAAAAGATCTTCCACCAACATTTGGAAAATGTAAGACAAAAAGGGATAAGAATAAAGTGCTTAAAGATTCTTTATCTGCAAAAATAAATTCGCCAGAACCACCAGAACCATCGTCTCTATTAGGCAATTCTCTACCTACTAAGTATTTCGATCTGCCAAACTCTGACTTATCACCAGATAACCAACAACAAATCTCATCTCTCTTAGACCAGATAAATTATGAACAAGGTAGAAGCCGCGAAGGAAAGGCAGATTGTTAAAGAAATGGAAGGGAATATTTCTTCCCTTTCACCTTCAGACAAACAAGAACTTCTTAGGCTTAAATGCCGAACAGACTTCTTAACATATGCCCGATTTATAACATCAGAAGTTCCTATTGCTGGAAAGTTTCAACCATTCCATGTCCATGAGGTAATCGGTAACTTTCTACAAAAGATTGGAGACGGAGACAAGGATTATAAGCAAAGTGCTATCTCCCTACCTCCGAGAACAGGGAAGTCTTTGCTTATCTCCAAGGTTTTTCCATCATGGCAAATGGGTCGGAGCCCCACTGCCCAATTCATCATGAGCTCTTATGCGCTCCAACTCACCAACGAAAACTCTAGGGCAGTGATTGAGTACATCTCCCATGAGAGTTTTGCATGGCTCTTTCCTGAATGCGAGGTAGATAGAGATAAATCTAATCTAAGCGCCATCCGAAACAACAATGGTGGTCTGATTAAGATGGCATCGGCTGGGGGTAACGTTACCGGATTTGGTTTTGGCGTAATTGATGACAGTGAACTCCCTGGAGTTGGGATTCTAGATGACCTTCTCGCTGATGGTAACTCACCCACGGTCATGGAGAGTACATTTGCTTGGACCCAGGCTCAGTTCTTAACCCGAGGTCTTCCTAACCATGGAATCATTTCCATGGGAACCCGCTTTCATGTAGACGATGTGATTGGTAGATTGCTTAAGGCTGACCCCGAAGGCTGGAAGGAGCTTAATGTACCTGCTCTATGCACAGATGAAGAGAACGATGTTCTCGGGAGAAGATTGGGTGAGTCTCATTGGCCTCAGTTTTTCCCTGTGGAGAACCTTGAGGCGATTAAGAAATCAATCGGCGATAGAGATTTTAATTCCTTATACCAAGGCAGACCAGCTGGTGAGCAGGGTGCAATCTTTAAAGAGCATTGGTTTGGGTATCATTCAAAGAATAAGAGTAAATATTCCTACATCTATGCCACTATCGACACGGCCTATAAGGCCGATAGGATGAATGACTATACTGCAATTTGTATCTGGGGATATGACAAACGTGAAAGTAAACTTCATCTAATCCACTATATCCTCGATCGAATGGAGTTCCCAGATCTTGAAAAGATCTTTCCCCAACTTGTTAAAACTTGGAAACTAAGATGTGTATATATTGAGGGTAGAGCTCAAGGAGTCCCTTTGATTCAAACTCTAAAGAGAACCATTAATATCTCGATTAAAGAATTAGTACCTAATAAAGACAAGGTACTTAGGGCAAACGCAATTGCCCCACTTGTAGAGGATGGGATCGTCTCTCTTTACGAAAACCTACCTTCATTGGCGGAAAGAACAGCGGAATTAACCTCTTTCCCATTCATCAAAAACGACGACTTTGTAGACGCTTTTGTATACGGGGTGACCGTTTATCGAGATGAGATTATGGGTGGTAGAACTGTCCATGGAGGCGATAGAAAGCAATTACCGCGCCTAGTCCATGACCCATTCTACCGAGGTGGATCTAGAAGGCTTTCTAGTGAAGTGGGTAAAGTCAATACTACAATGGGGAGTAGCAAAGGATCCGCTACAAAATATCTTTAATGGTATAATACATAACGTATTACCTGCAGGAATACTTATCATTATGACAGATCAACAATTTAAATATAGAGTTGTATTTTTTCACCAACCAGGTTGCGCGGCATGCAATGCTATGAAACCTGTATGGGCAGAAACGGCTAACATAATCGCTGAAGAGTACCCACATTATTCAGTGGGATTTGGGGAATGGGACGTAACATCAGATAACTGGGCATTTTGTGACCAGATTGAATGTGATGGTACCCCGAACTTTGCTGTTTTTGATCGTGATGCTCAACTCTTAGGATTAAACATAGACGGTATTTTAGCTCAGTCTCAACTCAAAGATTTTATCATAGGAGCCATCGAAAAAGCATGACTGTAGAACAAGA